CATAAGTCAACTTTACCGATTGATCCTGTGAATATTAGTGAAAATAAATTTATAACGACAAAATTTAATACAACAAATTGGAAAGGTGAAGCAGTGAACAGTGAACTTGAACGGTTAAAATCTGAGATTCTAATAATAAAGACAGATTTAAATACACTAATGAAAATAAAATCATCATTAGTTGATTTAAAAAGTAATTTAATAGATGAAATAATGTTTCAATTAGAAGATTTAAAAGACAAATTAAAACAGGAGGTTGTAACTACATTAAAAGGGATTAAAAAATGAGAGAGAGCAAAATAGAAAATGAGATTATAAAATATGCCGAGAAAAATGGTTATGACCAGTATAAATTTAAGTCTAGTGTTAGGGGTGTGCCTGATAGGTTGTTTATAACCCCTCAAGGTTGTACTTGTGGCGGTGTATTTTTCATTGAATTTAAACGACCTAAAAAAGAACTTGAAGTATTGCAGGAGTATTGGGCGGATCAATTTAGGGCCAAAGGTATACAAGTTTATTGTGGTAATAATATTAAAAAAGCAAAGGGGATAATAGATGGCAAGAAAATTGATAAAATTTAATAGAGGGGATAGGGTCAACGGTTTAACATTTATATATGAACTACTCCCAATCAGGTACAAAACTTGCACTACCAGGCAAATGCGCTTTAGATGCAAATGTGGTAACTACTTTAATGCTGGATTGCAAAATGTGCTAAAAGGTAATACTTCATCATGCGGGTGTGTTAGGAGTAAAATGCTGAGAGAACGTAAAAATGTTAAAAAGAAGTAATTTGTATGACTATCAAAATACAGCCATTAATTTTATAAAAGATAAAAAGAAATGTGGCTTATTTTTAGATATGGGGTTGGGCAAAACTACTAGCACTTTAACCGCAATGTCTGATTTAATTAATGATTTTGCGATTTGTAGAGTGTTAGTCATATCCACACCTAGAATTGTAAATAATGTATGGGTTCAAGAATGTAATAAATGGGAGCATTTAAAAGATTTAAAAACAGTTGTTTGTGCTGGGACACTAAAGAAACGCAAACAACTGTTAGACTCGGAAGCTGATATTTATACTTTCAGTGCTTCATCTGTAAAATGGTTAGTTGAGAATTATGCAAACAATTGGAAGTGGGACGCTGTAGTATTCGATGAAGCATCAATATTTAAAGATTATTCATCTGTAAGGTTCAAACAACTACAGTCTATTTTACATAAAATTGTTTATTGCGTTTTATTAACTGGTACACCGGCAGCTAATGGTTATATGGGTTTATGGTCACAAATATATCTAATTGATAATGGTATTACTTTAGGGAAAAATATAACAGCTTATAGAAGAAGATTTTTTATTCAAGTTAGAGAGTATCAATATCAATTAATAGATAACGCTGACCATAAAATACAAGAATTATTAAAGCCTTTAATTTTATCAATGAAAGCTAAAGACTATTTAAAGGAATTACCTAGCTGCATAAAATTAGACATAAATATTTCTTTTGATAAAAAGCTTACAGCTAAATATAAAAAATTTGCTAGGGATTTTTTATTAGGTTTATACACGAATACAATCGTAGCTGCTAATACTGCCTTGCTAGGGAATAAGTTATTGCAATTTGCTAACGGTTCTATTTATGATAATGACAAAAATAGTCATCATATACATGATTTAAAAATAGAAGCTTTAAAATCAATTGTTGATGAAGAACCCAACCATCCTTTACTTGTAGCTTATAACTTTAAATCCGATTTGGAAAGGTTAAAAATTGCATTTCCTAACGCAGACGTGTTGGATAAAAACGAAAGTACAATAAACAAATGGAATGAGGGCAAAATAAAAATGCTTATTGCGCATCCTGCATCAGCAGGCCATGGTTTAAATTTACAAAAAGGTGGCTCTAAAATTGTCTGGTTTGGTCTTAATTATTCATTAGAACTTTATCAGCAGTTTAATGCTAGGTTACACCGTCAAGGCCAAAAGGATGTGGTTAGGGTTATACACTTAATAGTTAAAAATACAATTGATGTAAAAATAATGAGAGTGTTAAATCAAAAAGCTGTGCTACAAGATGAATTGATAAATTATTTTAAAGAGCTTAAGGGGTGATTAATAAATCTTAAATATTTTAAAATAACTATTTACTTAATATAAAATAACCTTTATAATAGATCGTAGTTAAACAGCAAACGGGGATAATATCATGAGCAATGAAGCAAACAATGTTCAAGTTAATGCGGATAACTATTTAAAGCTTTTAGAAGATCACAATATCCAAAGGCAACAATATACTTACCTTAGAGAGAGTATAAATAAGATATTATTGAACCTTTATGTAAAGGTGACTAACGGCGGGCATATAACATTATCAGATTTAGAAAAAGTGTTTCCAAAAAATATAAAGAGGTGAATAAAAATGACAAATAATGTTAAGTTTAGCGATTCATCTTGGAATGTTAGGAATTACGCATTTAAAAACTACGAGGGGTAAATAATGAAGTTAAAATTTTTAACTAGTAAAAACAACGAGAGGTGAGAAAAAATGAATAAATTAGAAGTCCAAAAGAGAGTGTTACAACATGGCAAGCCATTAGATTTAAATAAGTTTGACTGGTGTGAAGAAACTAGAACATTTAGTAGTAGTGAAGATGATTTAGTTATTGATTTTAATCGTAAAGGTCATCATTGTACTTTTATAACAGGTCATAGTTGTACTTTTAATACTGGTATTGACTGCACTTTTAATACTTGTAGTAATTGCACGTTTAAAACTGGTAAAGATTGCACTTTTAATACTGGTAATTTTTGCACTTTCATAGCGGGCGATTCTTGTAATTTTAAAACAGGCGAAGATTGCGCTTTTATAGTTACGAACAGTTGCGCTTTTGATACTGATTAAAAAAACATAAAAGGATAAAACAAAATGACTAATATAAATTTTAAATATTTTAAAATAACTATTTACTTAATATAAAATAACCTTTATAATATATCATAGTTAAACAGCAAACGGGGATCGAAATAATGAGCAAGCAAAAATATAATGAAGACGCTATAAAAGGGGTGGTTAAGGATTTGGTTGTTGAGGGTTTAGAATATAAAATTGAACATTCAGTGCAAGGGTATAAGGATGGTATGGACGAACCTCCCTCTGTATGGGTGGCTATTAATGACAATAAAGTATTTGAATTATGTGTACAACTCTACGGAAAAAACGCAGGCACAGTAATATGCGATGAGTTACTTGACAATGACATTGGGCAAATATTAGTAAATTTAGAGGAACTTTAGAGTCATGAAACACGTAACAATAATAACATTGATAGCTTTAATACAAGCAAACGCTAACCATTTATGCGACTTAGACCATAAACACTACACGCAAGCCATTAAAATTAGTGATAGTGCCGCTAATGATGCCCTAGCAATGGGTACTGTTGATTATTGTGATATAGAAAATTGGTGAGGTGTAAAAATGATTAACAATTTTGAAAGACAAGCAGAAAACAATAAGTATATAAGAGAAAACTTAAAAGAAAGAAAACTAAAAGAACAAGAAATGGTTAGAAGAATGAAAGACGAAAAATTAAAAGACTTATTAAAACTTGTAGCTGTATTTTTTGGGGCATTTTTTACAGTTTTCTTGCTAGTGATGCTTATAGGTATACTGGCTGTATCTCTTAGTAAAAGTGGATTGCATTGCGGTGATGCTCTTGAAACTACTGTTTATTTTGCAGGTATTTTTGGTGCTGGTGGCGGTGCAATAGCATTGGTATATTTAATACATGTAAATATTTTTGATGAATTAAAATAAAAAAAAGCCGCCAAGAGTATTTAAACTGAGACGGGGCTGTCAATAACAATTATAACACAAATAAGGAATAAGTAAAATGATAGTAAAAAGTTTTTGGCAAAATGCGACATTAACACCTAAAAGGGTTAGATTAACATCAGCATGTGTACCCACATTTGCATTAACTTGGCTATGCGGTTTTATTGGCATGTTTAATATTATTAACAGTGATTTATTATTTAATTATTTTAGTGAGATACAAAACGCACCAATAATACATTTTATAGTAGTCGTAGCCTTGATAGGTTTTAGGGGTAATATTTTAGGTGAGGTAGCTAGAAAAGCGGACTTGTCCACCAGATCAATTTTAAACTTTAACAGGTTTTTACAAGAAACAATATTAATGTCGTGTTTATTTATGATAGGTAGTTTTATTCTATTACCCCTTATATTTATTAAATCTGTTTTTATTCTTATGGTGTGGGTCTTAATGTACAACGTAACTATTGTTATATGTATATCGATAAATGCTTACTATATATGCGATCAGGCACATAAAGATAAATAAGAGGTTAGAAGCAATGGCAACTAAAATATTTAAAAGCTATGAAGACTTTAAGAACAGATCAGATAAAAAAGTAAACGGAGTTAATGAAACCATTGCAGCCGAGTTTTATCATTGGGAAGAGATGAATTCCACTAACGAAGGTTGTTGGTGTTGTATAGATTGCAACTACTGTGAAGGCTGCTCCTTCTGTGACTACTGCAACTACTGCAACTACTCCAAATACTGTGACTACTGCAACCACTGTTACAAATGCAACAGGTGCAACTACTGTAAATGCTGCTACAAATGCAACAAATGCAAAGACTGCTGCAACGGAAGGTTTTGGACAAAAAAGATACATAAAAAACTGACTAGGGGTCTAATTAGAAGTATTATAGGGATTTTTAAGATTTAAACATTAAAAAACCACCAAGAGTATTAAAACTGAGGTGGCCGTGTTAATAACAATTATAACATAAAAAATACAGTTAAACAACAAAAGGAGCAAACAACATGGCAGTAAAAACAACTGTAAAATTAAGCAAATTATTATTAACATTAGAAAATAGACTAATGATGCTAGGAAGTAAGGCGGCTAGTGTCATATATAAGAAAGCATTACACGGTGTCATAGATCTATGCAAACAACATAATATTAATATAACAGCTGAAAAAAGTAATTATAATAACGTCGGTGCATTTAACTTTAGACAGTTTTTTAATGCCCTTACGTACCTGTACCCAACAATGCAAAAACAAGCTGCTGTAGCTATTGAAACTAAATTAGACAAAACTATAAAGGAAGTAGAAAACTATAAAAAAATAAATGTTCAATTTTTAGCAGATATTGCCGAGCAGTTTGACGGTAAAGTAACAAAGTTTATGGGATATGGAGGGCAGAAAGTAAAAATAGGTAGTTACTACGGTTTAAATAAAGAATTTACTTTGCCTATGCACCTGGCAAAAGTTATAGAAAGGTTTAAAAGCCCTTCACACATGAATACGAAGCCCGAGGAGTTTAAACAGCGTTTTGCAGCCCATATACAAGCTTTTGACTCTGCACAGGATGCTACATCATGTTGGTTTAATAAAAGTCGTTTTAGGGACTCTAGCGTCTCAGAATTATACTCAGGTGCTAAAGCCCCAGATGACTATTTAAAGGATAACATGGTAAGATATGAAAGCTTGTCACAAGCAAATAAATTTTAACTATAATTAAGGAGATAATAATATGATTGAAGATTTACCAGGGGATGATAAATTTAGACATATCAAACCTCGTATGGGCATGAAGAAAAACAACAAAGGTGATATAATACCTATTCTTTATACTATTGAAACTAATAGCCCTTATGACACAAGCGTTGAAGATGTTTTAAATTTTCATACGTACCTTTTAACTTTTTTAAAAGAGCATAATGTCGTAATAGCGTATGATTATTCTAGCAGTAAATTTATATTGATGGATGAAAGCGTAAAGCATGATCTTGCCGATTATTATATGGAAATAATTAAAAGCATAAAAATCATTTAACAAAACGGTTCAATGAACTAGAAGGAGAAACCCAAAAATATAAAAACATGTTATCAACCCTTAAGAAGCTAGAAACCCATAAGGTATAGATTTATGTTTATACAATTGGATAAAGATTTTTATTTAGATATAACAAAAGTGGTAACAATCGAGTTATTAGAGCATGGAAGCAAGTTGACCCTAGAAACTGGGGTGACAATTGAGCTTAATGACACTTTAACTAGTACACTTGTATTTTATTTAAGTAAGAATACGCCGACTGGTACAGTTAACTAAAATATGGAGCAACAAAAAATGAACGATACAATAGAATGTAGAAAGATGATATTAAAAAAATTAAACTTAAAGGATGATGAAATTAAGTTTTTTCTTCGCATACATAAGGAACACCCGAGACAATTAAAAAATAGTATCGCATTGCATGTAAAGGATAATGATGTCCAAAAGGCTATTTATTCCATTATGTCAGATTGGTGGTAGTGTAACAACAAAGAGTGTGCAATATGAAATGTATTATATTTACTTTATTATCATTTAATTTATGTACAGCTATTACCTTAAATGATTTAAATAGTTACCCAGAATGTGAGCAGTTTGCTCACTATAGCAATTTACAGCTTAGTGACACATCATTAATGCAAGATGTTTTAATATTTGCTATGAATAATGGGTATACTGCCGAAAATAATTATATAAGTAAATTTATAACTAATCTGGGATATACTGATTTTGACCAGTATTGCATTGAGCATATATGCTCAAGTGGCATAAAAGACCTTATAAAATTAAATAAAATAAAACCCCAAGTTATAAAAAAAGCTTTATATGATTATAAGCACATACTATTGAAATTATATAAAGCTGAGGACGATAACAATATTATAACTATAATAAACAAATCATTTACAACCTGCATACGTGCTAACGGTATAAGCCATAATGAGTTAAAATCCCTTTTAGCAATTGCCTTTAAAACTAAAATAAAAAGATTGATTTATGGGGTAAGCACTTTAGAATCTAAAATAGAAGATGTAGTATTATTAGCTTAAGCTAATAATGAAACTGCTAACCTACTATTATTAATATTCGACCTTATCCAAAATTTTGTCGGCAAAGCATTTTGCAATATATTTAAATGTTTGTGAGAATCTATCAATAAGCCTATATCAGTTTGAGCGGGTTCGTTTTCCCCCTCAAATAAGTATAGCAAACTAGAACCCACTGCTTGAACTATATATGAGCTACCTTCATCTAATGGCACATTTGTGGTTAAGTCTTGCCATTGGTTAGTTACATTTAAAATTTTAGTATTGTCCGACATGTTCCACTCCTTAAGTGTTTATTCAGCGTTTCGTCTTCTTATTTCTTCAATTATATTTTTATTATAATCAATTAAATTGTCTGTGGCTAACTTGCATTTTTGTAAAGGCTCACGTAGTGAATTTATGTAAATGAATAAATTTTTTGGCGTAACCTTTCCATTCTTAGACACTAACAAATAATTTTTATCAGTGCTTTTACTGCTTAATAAGGTATCGTAGTTATGTTGCGCTACCTCATAAGCACTATTATTAGAATTATAATATACTGTAGGCATTAACCCACAACTTGTTATTACTAATGATAATATAAATATACTACCTATTCTTATATCCATAGCCATAATACTGCATTCCATCACTATTAAAGTAAACACAATTAACCCCATTATTAGCATTACAAACCGTTTTAACATCAATTGGCGGTTGATCTGGCGATTGGTAACGCAAATTATATTCATTAGTTTGAAATTTATTTTTTAAAGCTTGATACTTAATACTAAGTAACTCAGAACTTTTATTTCCTAGTGGTTGCAAATCTTTAGCGTGTTGCAACATTTCTAAGCGCAACTTGTCTTGGCTATGCCATTTAAAAAGCAATATATTGCCACTAACGGAGGCTATTATTAATAACAATGCTACAAGTTTCATATTGTCAAACATAATAACCTCCATTTTTTTACATTTAACCGGCAACCCTATTTATAATTATAACCGTTCCATTAGTATCAAAACTAAAGCCTGCATCACCTGCTTTGTTTTTCAGCGTTATGTTTTTAGCATTTGCTGAGGTATTAACAAATGCAGTGGATGTAGTGTCCAACGATTTATCCCCTCCATTAGCACCTAATGTACCAATACTACCGATGTATACACTGCCATCATGGAACTGAAAGTCTGATGTACCAGTTTGCGTTATATCTGGCTTGATCAAGGCTTTTAGCTCAAACATTCCTCCTTTAGCTAAAGTTATAACATTATTAGCCACGGAAATCCCTGCTGTAAAGCGGTATTGATGGTCTCCGACACTATTGAAACTATAATCTGCATCTATAGCAGGTACAGTTGAAGAAGCAAAAGGTTCAACCATTGTGTACTCATACTCGTTAGGGTCTGTAGCATTAATTATATTGGTTATGGTGTCTTGATACGCCAAAATTCTAACATCTAAATACATTGACATTGCCGGCCTACTTTGCCAATCTACCGCATCGCCCACTGTTGATTTATAGAATACAGATATTTTATCGCCTGCATTAACTTGCATAGGGTTAAAATGAGCACGTGCTACATCGCCTGTACTTGCTGCGGGTGCTTGGAATATGTGGTTATTACCTGTTAATGTGTCGTTGACTGCTAATTCAAAAAACCAGTCCCCATCCCAATCATGATTAGCCAACATAAAACTAACATCTATATAACCATTTTCAGCAACTGTTATTTCACCGTTTGCTGAGTCTGCTGTTAGTCCTAATGCCGTATTGTTAGCATACCCTGCCATCTTTTGAAAACTAGTAGTTGATCCTGCAGGCTCGGCATCAGTACCTAAAGAAAACATCCTTGCAAAACTAGGTGTACCGTTTATGCTATTAACTACGTTTGACACATTAGCTATGCTATGTATAGACAAATTAGGCTGCCTAGCATCTGTAAAGCTATCAACATGTAATATATTTCCTGAGCTCATTTCAATTATATATTCATCATCATTGTTTACTGCTTCAATAACCCCACCGAGTGCTACGTCTACTGTTTGCTCTCCACCTATACCACTAACAAAACCATCTAAAGCTAAATATTCACTTGTGGTTATGTTCTTAACTCTTAAGTCTCCACCGCCTGCATTAGGGGCAGTTAAAGGTATGTATGCTTGTAGTACATACCAACCTTTTTTTAATTTAAATTTACCATCTAGGGGTATTGTTGGATGTGTTACCGCATCGCCTATACTGAATACTACTGTATCAAATTTTACAGCCTCTCCTATTGTCCAAGGTTGTGGAAATTGTGATTCAAAACTAAAATGCACTGCTGATACTGCACCTCCGCCCCCAGATCCTCCGCCTGATATAATTGGCATAAATATATACTCCTTTTAGCTAATATTACAATTTATAATTATACACCTGATTATGCGTTAGGTGGGTTTATTCTTATAAAGTTGTCTAGTGTAATGTCACAATATGAACCTCCATCACCATCAATACTAACTACTATTTTATAACCTTTCCCGGTGCCAAGTGGCGAGGGTAGGCTTGCGCTATTGGCTATAGTCCATAAATTAACAGTTTGTGCACCGCTGCTTGTTTCTTTTGATACGTAAATATTTTGAGTCTGAGTAAAACTACCTAACTCATTGTATAATCTAAAACTTATTACAAATTCTTTAGCGGTAGCTGCTGGGTCTTTAGCCCAAGTGAAATACAACCTAAACATATTTTGTCCACCTAAAGTTCCGTATTCTAAAAATGTATTATTTGTAAAGTCATAAATGCTAGATTCATCCTTATTTGCTTCTGATATAGGGTATTTAGTCACTGGACTTGCAGATATATTTAAAGGTGACGAATAAGAAAATGCTACCTCTTCACCACCCTCGACAACCGTTACTGTCGGCTTTATTCCATTACCGTCATTAACCTTAACTTGACCGGACGAATCCCTAAAATCAGTGTTAGCTTGTCCGGGGGCTAACGTCACCCAATATACACTTGTAACATCAGTATCTGGGTTAACCCCTGTTGATGTTTGTATTGCATAAAAAGGTACTCCGTTATCACTAATTACTATAGCCCCTTTCTCGTAAGCTATAGTATCCCCCCAAGGTAAAGCCCCTCCGCTTTTTGTCTGTAACTCGCCTGTTAAATATAATCTATACAGTAAATTATTAAAAGTGTGACGTTCAGGGTACGAACCACCTCCCGCATCATAAGCTACACTAAACCCTGTATTTAGTTCAAATGGTGGTGGTTGCTTATCAGAAGAATTTTTAGCAAATATGTCTACATCTGTAAATATTGTGTCATTATCTCTTGCCATGGTTTTACCTTATTTATATTAAATTGTTACCCTCTAAAATCCATACTTTTGCCTATACATGATAGATACATTGTTATTTTGCTCGTATCATAATAAGACCCAATACGTACATTTTGATTATCCATATTAAATCCGTATGCTACTGGCTGTGAGTTGAAAGTTGCTGATTGTGAAATTGCTGAATTATCCCGTAAAGTTATATTGATATTATAGTTAGAGTTATCATATGCTAATAATAGCGGCACTTCTACAACATGCGCTCTAGTTCCCATCGGAAAATTATTTATATCTGATTGTAACATTACCCATTGATTTAATGTGCCACCAATTACAGAATATCCCCGTCTCTTTAATACTCCCCCTGTAATCGGAGTTTGTTCGTCATTAACTTCATAATAAGCTTCACTTAATCCAGAAATTTCAAATACATTTGTGTTTGGTAACTTAAAAATTCTAATCTTAGTATTTTTTGTACCTTTAATGAAATTTACCGATGAATTAGATTGAATATTGTTTCTAATTAGTTCGTCTGTTCCATTAGGAACTATTTTAAGTTTTCCATCGCTAGTATTACCCTGATTATTTATTGAAATATCAACAAACCAATTATTTGCTATGGCTGAGGCCAATGGTAAAGTTAAGGTGAAATCCCCACTACTATTTGCAGTAGCTACCCAATATATATTTAAGCCTATATCGCTCTCTGTTAATGTATAATTAGTATCACTGATTATAATGTTATTGGGTGAATTATAAGTAGCTTTAGCTTTGGTTCCACTAAATGACCATATGATTCTGTCGCTATTTTCAAATTTACCTAAAAAATCCCCTACCGTAACATTATCAAGAGTTTTGTTTGCTTTATCTGATATGTTGCTATTAAGTGTCACACTTACATTATTGCGAGAATCTTTTGAAACAGTAATATTATTTGTGTCTCCTGAGATAACTGGTGTTACATACTCCCAGTTTGTACCGTCATCAGACACAGGGTCAACACCTGTATTCTGAGTTTTTGACCTATAGTTTATACCGTCTGAACCTACAACCTGTGCACCTATTTCATAGGTTAATAATACAGAAGAAGTCCAGATCAAATTAGCCCCGAATCTATTTATATCAAATAGGCAAGCACTAGACTTGTTAAAGTTACGGTTCATTAATGTACGTTCTACTACATCCCCCCCTGCCTGAGAATAACTAATGTCCCACCCATCTGTTTCTGTAAATGTAGGCTCGTCTTTTTGCCCGTTTTCAGCCCAAACATTACTTGAGGTAAATATTCCGCCGTCTGTTCTTGTTGTCATTGTAATAAGTCCTTAATAATCAAAGTTTTTACAAAACCGTTAGTACCGAAACTTGTTTGTCCAAATTTAAAAGGGTCATCACTATATATAAGCCTTAAAGTCGCATATCTAACTGCTGCCACTTTTGGTATAACATTGGTTATAATAACAGCTTTAGCGGTGTATTCGTCAACATTAACTAAATTAATACTTGCGGTTTGGTCTTCATTATCACTTAACCAACCATGACCCAAAATATCCGTAAGCATTTGATTAACTTGATAAACAGAACCGTCATAAAACAGCCCTCTTATCCATATTTTTAATAATTTTTTATATAAAGTATCACCTACAGGCACTAAAGGCTCTTTAGTGCCATAATAATATGGGGCTCTATCAAAGTTTGTACCTCCATCATTGTACCCGAAATACAATTCTCCAGGTGATGGAATAGCGGGGCGTTTAAAACCAAAGTTATCCCCTAATCTATTAAGTAGCCATCCAAAAGCATTGTCTATAGATAAACCTTTTTCAAAATTGCACAATGTGTTTAATTGCCTTGTCTGCATTAATGAGTTAAAACCATCAACAACACTACGCAATTTGCTACTTTTTTCATATTGTGTTATCAATAGGTTTGAATTTTCTGTAATATCAATACATGGCATATCACACCACCGTTATATTAATGTTAGAGCTATCTATAATAGCAATTTCATTTAGATTTATGTTTATATCAGATACAGCTAAAGTTCCACCTAAACGCCCAATTGTTAAAAGCGTAACTTCATGACCAACAACCTGATTAATAGGTGTTAACAATCTTGAGTAAATAACGTCTTTTCCAATCTTCATCCCATCTAAATTGTATCCAGGCGTAACCGTAAATGTTCCATTGAAATATGCAACAATATTATTTTTTAATTGGTCTAGTCCATCGGACGGAAAATTTAAGTCAGTTTTAATTGACATTTCTATTAATGTCTCAACTTCTATTGCTCTATAGAATTTTACAGGTAAAGTAGTGTAATATGCTGCATCGGTATAAATTCCGCTAATATCTCCGTGTGTTTTTATTCCTACAGGTTTCTTCTTACCTATACATTCTACTATATCAGTATCGTTACCCCCTAATACAACTGTGGTTATTGAGTGAGCGGGTAAAGTTAACCCTTTTATAACTTGTTCTGTATCTTCATCATTTTGCACGACTTCAACCTGTTTAACATCCTGAACGAATGCCAAACACGATTTTATGCTTGATAGTTGGCTAACTGAGTTTATAGCAACTGAATCTATATAACGTTTTCTTAATTCTGGGTCTGTTTCCTGAGCATATCCAGTTATACCCACATCAGCATTGTTTATTGTTTCCCACCCTTGAATAACATCCACAATCTTGTTTATTGTATTTGCTTGAATTACGATACTTCCTGCAGTTTGGCATATGAAGATGCCTGTAATACTATTCCCCACTGGTATGGTGACATCACTACTTAATGAATATTTATTACCGTTTATATCCTCAGCTAATGCTCCCGCAGGTATAACTGTTCCAACAACACCCGTTAATGTACATATGGCTTCACTATTAACGGCAGCTTTCCTATATAAACCTAAGTTACTAGCTAAATAATCTATTTGTATCCCTATGGTGCTATATATATCTGTACCATTAAACATATCTATTATAGAATTGTCCGACTGGGTAAAAGCTAGGGCTAATTCTCCTATTATTTGGCCTTGAGCAGTCTCAGGGTCAATATTAAAGTTATCACCTAATGCACTCTTGAAAATGTTTTCAATATCCACTTTATAAGTGCTTAATGATGTTGTGCTAATACCATCTTGGTTTATTTCTGCCATTATTGTTAACCCTCAAATATAAAATTCTGATCACCATAAATACTTATAACATCGGCACTATAAGTAAAATGACGACCTGTAAATGTAGATTGCACATTTATAACATTTGTCACTTCTGATTCTTTTAATATTTCATCAGTTAACAATTGATCCACTAAAACTTCATTAGAATTTGCACCTAAGATATTTCCAAAATACGGTACACCTCGCTCAGTATTTAAAAACCACTCAGCAAAAAACATTTTTAGTCTTTGTGATATTTTCTGCCCTAGTTGATCTTTATTGGATAACAACACTAATTCGCTATTGTTATCCAGTTGTATATCCCCGTTACTATCTAATGCTAAACTAATCATATTAAAAATACTCACTTACTTTATTATATTATATCATATTAATTTGTCGGTGGGCTTGTATTACCTCCTTGACTGTCAGCGTGTATATGTGATGATAAATTAACACCACTAGACAATATACTTCCTGCATCGCTTATATTTTTACCGCCCATGTTTATGCCACTTGTCATATTAGCAACACCACTATTTAGCCCTGTAAAACTCGGAGCCACTACAGGCACACTACTTACCAATGAACTAGATGACAATGTTAGAGTAGCCCCCTGTATTGTTGCTTGCATTTGTGAATCATCAATAACCAAAGTATTATTACCCTTTTTAACTTCAACTTTAGACGACTCAATAATCACTGCGTTTGTACCGTCATTATTCTGCATTGTACATCCGCTGCTACTAGATGGTGTTATGGATAAAGCCCCAAACCCAACAATTGCTACTGCATCATGTATGGCCAATAATGAATCGGTCGGCATTGCTTCATCAAATTGCTTTTTAAAATTAGTTAAACCCCTTTGACTAAAGAGCAAAACCACCCCATCGCCTTTAGTTATTGGCATTGTTACGGTGTACCCTCCTGCAGACGGAAATATAACAGGTACATCAACTAATAATGGTAACGATTGGCTTGTATTATCTGTGAATAACCTTTTTATTGCGGGTAATATTACAGCTCTTTTTGTGTTATGGTCGTATGATTGCACTACTCCAGGTAAAGATGTGTTTAAAGTTTTTTTAAACTGGTCTAGTATAAATTCTATACTTTCGCTAAACGATTCATAATTTTGTTCATTATTGATATTACTCATTATAAGCCTCACACTCTAAACTAGTTAGCATATCCCCATCGTAACTACTCCCCTTATGTGCGACAGTTGACACTTTATAAACCCCGTTCAGTTCGTTGGTAAATAAGTTTGTTTGCCTACCATCTAAAGCTTTTGACGCAACATTCAATTCAATTTCGACTAATGATTTATTTGTTATTTTAGGGTTAAATAGTAAATTGATATTTACCCCTTTATCAGTTTTAATTGGGTAATCTATTAACCCATTATCTGGCGTTATGGTATATTTTACGGGTGAGTCTGGTTCGCCTATTTTAGTAATGTTAATAATTCCTTTATCATTAAACCAATTTAGCCCTGCAGGTTTTAATATAGCATTAAATAAATCTTTTGTCCTACCATCCCATGTAAAGTTGTACAATTGAATGTTAGGTATAATATTTAAATGTACATAAGGCATGTTAAAAGTCGTTATAGCATCGCTTATTATTGTTTTTATAGGTATCAAGCCTTGGTATGTTTTGCTAAAATAAGCTTGTGTTACTAGATCTACTTGATTCCCTAAATATATTTTAGTTATCATGTCCGTGTTTTTTCTAGTAGTTTCAACTTTTGTAATATTACCTTTAAAAGCTAAAGACAAATTGCCTCCGTAACCCGCTAATAAATTAACTTCTGATTGGGTGTCTTTAATAAAAGACTGTGTTTTGTCGTTTAAATTATAAAGCTCAATATAATTTGAGTTAGAAACAGCATTGCTACCTGTCATCAAATTGAAGTCTATTTTTAACATTTCGTTTATAGGGTCACTAGGTATACTTAAACTCTCTACCCCTTTGCTTATCATTGCCGGAGCATTCGCATTTCTATGTGTAATCTGTACTTGAACGTTACGTCTATATAAATTATAAGGCATTTAACTCCCCTAGTTCGTCATTGTTCAGATAATACAATGTAAAATCATTTAAAAAACTATTTCTTAATAATTGCCCGGTAGTATCACTACTGGAAAATGCGACAATACCGCCAACAAATCCCCTAAGCTTAAATTGAGCTAAAATAAATGTATTAGCATTTAAACGCTTGTTTTGTATATGAATGTTCACATCATCATAAACACTTATAAACCATGAACTGCTGGCATCTTGCCATTGCAATTCAATATCGACCACAATGTTATTTAACGTTGTTTTAAATATCTGGTGAGCATCTGTACTTACTGGAATTTTTTGCATATTAAAACCCAACTATATTGCTAAATGATGATAATAATGAAGTATTTTGACTTTGCACCTGCCCACCATTTGTTTTATCTGTCATGTTACCTGCGGGGTTATTATCCCCTTGTAAATTATCAACACTTAATATTGATACATTAGATTTAACAATTTTTATTTCTTCAAAATCTAATGTAAAAACCATGTTAGTTCCTGTTGAGCTATCAATAGAAGTTGATAGCCCAGTTATTAACATGTTACTAAATGAACCAACATTAGTATTTATATTTAAAGGGTCTAAGTTTTTGGCAGCATTTTGCAATGTTGCCCAACCACTTTTTACATGTTGACGACTTGAATATGACAGAACACCAAAAGTATAAGGCAAACTTTTAACATTAACTATATAACCTGTAAGTGATAACTTTTTGGGCTCAATGTAAGCTGTATCAGATATAACGAATCCAGATTGCACAGGATATTTGGATTTTTTAACTTTTAAACTATGTTTTTCCCCCATCCAAAGATCAACGAAACTGTCTGTATCACCTTTGTTTTTAGCAATATTTGTTGTTGTGCCTGTAAATTGTACGTTAATTCCTCGGCTACCCCAGATAACGCCCTCAATAGCATTTGTTAAATCTTCTAACGGCATTTTTAAACCTCATTATAATACAATTTTGCTATCGTGGTTCAAAACACCACTCCTAAACTCTTGTTGTCGTTCCATTATAGCACTTTTAATTAATTTAATGGCTGTATCGTCATCTGTACCTGTCGGTACACTAACCGAAACGTTAACTGTAGAGTTATCGGAAAAACTAGGCGTATTGACAACACTACTAACATTTGACATATTGTTCGGCATAAGTTTGTTTATGGGTGTCACATTAAAATTATTTTTAGATTGTTCGGCTTTTAAATCAACACCTAATTTATTAGCTACCCACTTCCCAACTGTAGAACTTTTAAGCCAATTCATGACCCTTTTTATTGGACTTAATATTATATCCGCTAGGCCTATAAATGGCTTCGCTATGGCCTTGCCAATATTAACCCAATTATTACTTATCCAATTTTTAAACGCTACCAATTTTCCCCATGCCGAGGTTATCCCTGTAACAATACTACTAACAAAATAACTTATAACAGTAATTGCAGTTTTAAACATTAAAATAATAGCGTTCAATACTTCCAACATGTTATTTAATGCCATTTCTAAAACTTTAATAATGCCGCCCATAATTTTAAATGCTTGGCCAGACTTGAAAAACCAACTTGTAAGCTTTACCAATTCAGATATAAACTGTCCTATAAATTTGCTAATTTGAGCAATAGCAGGGTAAGTTTGCTTTAAACCTGTCCACCATTTGTTTATATAGCTAATTGCGCTACCTATTACACTATTTCCACCTTTAATATAAGTTATGAAATCATCTAGTAATAAAACAAGCGACCCTAGCCCTAATATGAACGGAGCAGCAGCTAACGCCAACGAACCTATAGACACCGCCAATGCTGCTAATGATGGGGCAAACACTGTTGTTATAACTGCAGCAATTGCTATCATTGCAGCCTTCATAGTGTTGCCATGTGAGCTTATCCATTGCGCAACGTTAGAAAACACATTTGCTAATCCATTTATACTATTGACTAAAAAATCAGTAATACCGGTATTTTCCCTTAAAGTTGAGAAAAACTCCTCAAAACTATTAATTAAATGCCTTACAGCCATTGGTACTGTTTTGGCAGTTCTTGCAAATTGTTTGTTTATTTCATCTTGAGAATCAATAAGAATTTTAACAAAATCTTTGCTCGCAAAAGTACCGCCTTGTAACGCCTCAGCGGTAGTTGTACCCAACTGCTTAAAATGACGGTTGATTATATTGGCTAATCCTGGGACATCCATCATAGCCCTTTTTATTTCCATCCAATTTACTGTCTGGTTCTCTAAACCTTTGGCCATATCCATCATTGCCGCTTTAGCAGAACCTGCCTCAGTTGCGTTTATGGCAAATACTTTATTAAGATTGTCGACCATTGTTAACAAATCTTTTTTGCCAACCATTTCACCCATTGTCGAATCTAATTGCTGATACAACTCAGCAACAGCCCCAATACTAGTTCCAGAAGTATCAGCAATATTTTTTAGCTGACTCAAAGTTGTTATTAATTCCGTACCTGTTATACCAACAGAACTCAGTTTGTTTTTTGCATTATCCCACTCATTCGCCCATTCGTTTATTTTCTCAGCAGCAAGGGCTATTCCTAAAATCTCAATACCACGCTTAAAAAACTCCAAAACCTCGTTGGCCTTTTCTGTTTTTTCTCTAAATTTGTCCATTTCTCTTTCAGCTTTAACAATACCAGTAGTATTTGTTTTAAAATCGATTAAGGTAGTTAAATGGTCTATTATTGTACTTGGCATAGCTTAAAAATATTAAATACTAATGTTTAAATTATAGCATGAATAAAATGTTATTTGATTATTATTTGCGTGATCTTTCTGTGTACTTATGTGCCCGCATTTCGTTTTCATTTTTAACTATGATGATCTCATTCATATTAAAAAAATCTTCTAAGCTCAAAGTATAAATATCTTTGTAACTACAAAGACCATAACTTATAGGCGCAACTAACACTGCAGGTAAGTTTTCAACTTCTACAGTTTTAAAAGCTACTTCGCGGCTAGTAACTTTGATAGTCTTGCGGAAGTAGCATTTAAAAAATTTACAGCCAATGACCTCAATATTAATTCTATTATATCATCAAAATCTAAATGGCATTGAACCGAAAGAATACCCGCATGGAGTTCCATATTATGAATGTTATCCTTTTCACTAGAATATACAATGTTTTTAAATAAAATTGGTGTTAATTCGTTTTCTAGGTAGTCAACATCAAGACCACCTATCAAACCAAATATTATCGACTTTATAGCCTCACCGTTATTGTCGCCCAAGTCTAAAGTTGCGATATCGCCAAAAAGTTTTTTAGTTAGCCCAGAAAATATAAAAGCTGCTTTAAATGCAGGGATTTTATTTATAGTGAATTTTATATTTTTTATAAATACTTCTTTCTTGGTGTATTCTTCTTTAAATTGATTTAATGTCATAATTAGCCTTTTGTTTGTTCATTTTGTGCTATAGCATGTTGAAGCAAACAAGAATCATGCTATAGCACATAACATTATATCATATTTTTATTAGAATTTTCCGCTAATTGTTTCAAAATCTAAATTTTGAAATTCAAAAACGTATTCCATGTTTTTTGGAGCCCCTTTACCTAAGGTGTAACCAAGCGGGGCTTTTTTCATTACGCCTTTAACCATAGCAACCACTGAGCCATCGGAATAATTAACAATTCCGTTCCACTCAATACTTGCCCCGTTCTTTTCAGCTAAAACGAACCCTTGAAAGATTTGCACAGTTGGACTGTTCGCTAACAATTTAAAAGTCACCTCCCCGCCTTTTTCACCTGTTGAGCCTGCAACTTGTAATCCGTCAGCCCCCTTGTTTACTATATATCTTTCATATGCCTCGGGTAAAATTAGCACTTCTTCATCATCCGCCCAACCCTCAACGGTAATCCCATTTATAATTACTTTAGAACCCTCTAAAGACCTCACCATAGAACTCATAAAAAACTCCTCTACTTTTAGTTATTAATTTAGCTATCAATTTTCAAGTGTCACAATAATTTCAATTGAATGGATTGCGCCGCTTGACTTAAGCCATACTTTTTTTGCTGTTGCTTTACGTGCTGCTCTATCAGCTTGAGCCTGTGCAGCGGATGACTGCGACCATATCAAGTAACCGTTAGGTAACTCTCCATTAAATTTACTATTACCAGTGGTAGCAATAATATCAGCTTTCATTGCTTCGCTTACTGTTCCACCCGCAATCATACCGTTAGCTTTAGCTTGTTGACATACATTATCTATGACTGCAACAATTGATGCTTCACCTGCATCAGTTTGAGCTAACCTACCAGACGCATATAAAAGGTCAAAGTTATCGACTTGTACAGCATTAACAAACCAATCTAAAGCGTAGCGAACATCAATATATACATCAGGGTTAAATGTA